CCCCGATGACAAGTGGCCGCGCTGGAACGGCGCTGCCTGGGAACTCGTGACGCGGCCCACGGCGCCCGCCGAGCCCCCCGAGTCCACGCCCCTTGAAAAGTTGAAAGCCTTCCTTTCCGACAACCCCGACGTCGCAGCCTTTCTGGACGACAAACCCTGACCCACTGGAGCTTTCCACATGGCTACCTCTTATCACCATGGCGTTCGCGTCATTGAAGCGACCGACGGCGCCAGCGCCATCCGAACCGTCGCCACGGCCATCATCGGCATGGTCTGCACCGGCGAAGATGCCGACGCGACCGTGTTCCCCGAAAACACGCCGGTCCTGCTCACGAATCCGCAAGGCAAGGTCGGCAAGGCCGGCGACACCGGCACGCTTGCGCCGGCGCTGCAGGCGATCGCCGACCAGGCGCAGTGCATGACCGTCGTCGTGCGCGTGCCGGAAGGCGCCACCAGCGCGGAGACAACCTCCAATACGGTGGGCACGGTGACCGCGGCAGGAAAATACACCGGCCTGAAGGCGCTGCTGGCCGCCGAGAGCGCTCTGGGCGTCAAGCCTCGCATCCTCGGCGCCCCGGGCCTGGACACCAAGGCGGTGACGACCGAGCTGGTGTCGATCGCACAGAAGCTGCGTGGCTTCGCGTATGCGTCGTGCCGTGGCACCGGCGACGCCTTCGCCGTGACGAAGGAAGAGGCAACCACCTATCGCGACGATCACAGCGCGCGCGAGCTGATGCTGATCTGGCCGGACTTCGTCGGCTGGGACACCACGACAAACGCGTCCGTCCGCGCGCCAGCCGTCGCCCGGGCTCTCGGCCTGCGCGCGAAGATCGACGAACAAGTCGGTTGGCACAAGACTCTCTCCAACGTGGTCGTCAACGGCGTCAGCGGCATCACCGATCCGGTCTTCTTCGATCTGCAGAACCCGTCCAGCGACGCCGGCTACCTGAACAGCCTGGAGGTCACCACGCTCATCCGGCGCGGCGGCTTCCGCTTCTGGGGCAACCGGACCACCGAAACCCAGGGCGGCCTGTTCCCGTTCGAGAACTACACCCGCACGGCGCAGGTGCTGGCTGACACCATGGCGGAAGCGCATTTCGAGTTCATCGACAAGCCGCTGCACCCGTCGCTGGTGAAGGACATGCTTGCCCGCATCAACGGCAAGTTCGCCGACTGGAAGGCCGGCGGCTACATCATCGACGGCAAAGCGTGGTTCGATCCCGAGAAGAACGGCTCGGCCGAACTGGCCGCGGGCCGACTGCTGATCGACTACGACTACACCCCTGTCCCCCCGCTGGAAGATCTCCAGTTCCAGCAGAAGATCACCGACAGCTACCTGGCGCAGTTCGCCACGGCGCTGGCCTCCTAAGCAACCCGACCGGAGACCCACATGGGCATGCCATCGAAACTTAAGAATTTCAATCTGTACAACGACGGCTTGAGCCACCTCGGCGAGATCGAGAGCCTCACGCCGCCGAAGCTGACCCGCAAGATGGAAGCGTGGCGC